GGAACGCAATCAAGTCCGCGATCACAACGCCGATCAACGCAGCGAAAACAGCGGTCGGAAATGCGATCAGCGCGATCCGGTCAAAGTTCAATTTCACATGGAGCCTTCCACACTTGAAACTTCCGCACCCGTCGATCAGCGGACACTTCAGCTTGAATCCGCCTTCCGTGCCGCATTTTTCGATCAGCTGGTATAAAGACGGCGCGATCATGACGAAACCGACAGTATTCGGGGCGATCGGCAACAGACTATTAGCAGGAGGGGAAGCAGGAGAAGAAGCGATCCTTCCGCTGAAACTGTTCTTTGATAAAGTCGGCGAAATGCTGGACAAGAAGCTGGAAGCAGTCACGGGCGGGACGACAGTATATGTCTATGTGACGATGGACGGCGAAGTGATAGCAACAAAGGTATATTCAAAAGTCGAAGACAAAATGATCGACGAAGTGGAAAGAAGAAGGTAACAGCATGAGGATAAACGGAATTGATATTCGCAGATTCGGAGCGAAACAGCTGACCGTGGAAACGCAGCCGCCGAAAATGGCGGCGGGGTATGAATTATTTCCGAAGTCCCTTCTTCCGGTGGAATATGAAACAGACGTCCCGATGGGAACCATGAACATCACAATTTACTTCCGGGAGCGGAACCGGGCGGCACTGGAAAGAACGATGTCGTCATTTATGGAACAATTCGGGGCGTCTTGTATCATCGACGAAATCAGGGGCTATAAAGGAAAATTCAAAGCATTCCTGACGGATGATAAATATACAAAGACGCTGAAACTGGAAAAGAAGATTCTGGAACTGTCATTTGACGGATATTTCTTCGATGAAGAGAAAGAAGCAGTATTCGACGCAAAGACGTCCGGAAGATTGTACGCAGAGGGCAGCAGGAAACCGCCGTGTATTATCGAAGTGACGGCGAAAAGCAGTTTGACGGGGTACGTCCTGACCGTGAACGGGGACGCCTACACGGTGGAAACGCTGGCAGCAGGAAAGACGATCATCATTGACGGCTTGACCGGGAAGATCACAATGGACGGCGAAAACGCCTTCCCGGTCGTGGATCTGTGGCAGTTTCCACGATTGCAGACAGGGGAAAACACGCTGAAATTTTCATCGAACAAAGCAAGGGTAAAGATCCGGTATGTTCCGATGTGGTTATAGAAAGAGGGGGACAGAATGATTCAGATTTTAGACGCCGCGAAAAAGCGGATCGGCGCGATCGACGGTCTGGACGATCTGAAGGTGGAAAAGACGCTTTCATCCGGCGATAAGACAATTTCATTCAGTTATCCGAAGAACGGCGTGGAACTGGAAAAACTGAAACCGGAAAACTATCTTCGGACGGAAAAGGATGAATATGTCCTGAAGAAAGTGGAAACCGGGGAAACACAGAATAAATACACGGCAATGCTGAACGTGGAAGAACTGGAAGCACAGGAATTTTTGCACGGTTTCGCTTCTGAAACGCAGACGGCGCGGGCTTGTCTGGAATTTGCCTTTGAGGGGACGGGATGGAAGGTCGGGATCTGCACGATCACGAAGCGTCGGACGATTGACATTGAAGAGACAACGAACGCATGGGAAGTCCTTAAGGAAGTGCTTGATACATATAGGGCGGAATGCAGGATCCACACGCTGACGAAGACGGTGGACATCATGGAAGCGATCGGAGAGGATCGCGGCGCGTACTTCATGGAAGGGCTGAACCTTCGGAAACTGACAGTAAAATCGGACACATACGATTTTTACACGCGGATCTATCCGGTCGGAGCAGACGGGATCACGCCGGAAATTATTCTGGGCGTCCCGTACATTGACAATCATCAGTACACGGACAAAGTGATTCCGCGATACTGGAAGGATGAACGATATACAATCACGGAAAACCTGATTGAAGACGCGCAGGCACGTCTTGACGCCGCTTCTAAACCATACACGGCTTATACTGCGGATGTGGCGGATCTGGCGGCACAAAGCGAAGAATACGACGTCTTAGCGTATGACATCGGGGACATGGTAACGCTGACATCAAAGACGGAGAAGATGAAAGAAAAGCAGCGGATCGTTAAGCTGACGGAATACCCAAAACATCCGGAACAAAATACTTGTGAATTGTCCAGCGTGTCAAAGACATTTGCACAGATTCAGGAAGAGACACAGGAGAAAATGAAGTCCGACGCCGTGGAGGTGGCACAGTCCAGGACAAAGAAGGCGCTGCGCGGCGGGTACTGGACGACAGAACAGGTACAAGCAGCGATCACGTCTTCCGAAGAAAAGTTGACGGCGACGGTTCAGGCAGCGCGGACAGAACAACGGGACTTGACAGAACAGACGCGGAATGATCTGAAAGAGTACGCGGACACGCTGAACAATGTGGCGATCGAAAGAATGACAAACGAATATTCGACGCAGCTGGAACAGACGTCCACAAACTTCGACGTCACGATCCGATCACTGGAAGAAACAGTGACGTCACAGGGCGACGAGTTTCAGGAGTTCCGACAGGAGAACGAAACATTCTTCCATCATACGGCGGACGGGTTGGAGATTGGACAGAAGCAGGACGGCGGTGTTATGCCGTTTTCCACGCTGCTTTCAAATTTACGTCTGGAATTTCGACAGGATGGGAAAGCCGTCGCATACATCCAGCACGACAAGCTACATATAAACAACGTCGAAGCAGTGCGCCGCTGGTCTGTGGGAGCGGCAGAGGACGGCGGATATTTTGATTTTATATCGACGCGCTACGGAATGGGCGTGAAATGGAGAGAAGCGCAGGAGGAAGACGAACAGGCACAGGCGCAGACATTCGCTGCGCGGGCAGCAGTTCGGGCAGCAGTCCCGGAATACAAGCAGCTGATCGACGATTCCGGCGTCTTTGAGGTGGTAAAGGTATGAGCGTAACACAAAGAAAAATGCCGATCTTATCAACGGCGAATCCGCAAGCGGTTATCAGCGGGAGCGTGTCAGGAGATACAACAACGATCACAAGTATCAGACTGACACAGACGACGGAGGATTGGCTTCTGGGAATAGAAAAAAGCGAAATGCCGTCCGTGACAATCATAAACGGCGTTCAATACAGATGGACGATCAAAAGCACATTCAACTATCAGTTTATGGATGGGGCTATAAAAACGCTTGTCAAAGAAGCCGTCCTGAATATCGGGACAAAGCTGACGATCAAGAAGCCGTTCTTTGAAATTATTTACGGGGAAGATCCGGTCAACAAAGGAATAAAGTATACGTTTTCATTCTACGATCTGGGTTATCTGTCTTCCCTGACGATGGATCTGGGCGCGAATGACTTTGAAATGGACGGGAAGACAGCGGTTCCGATCAATATTGACAGTGAAAACAATGACAGTATGTTCGACGTGAAACTGACGCGGGACGCGACATACAGATTTATATGGAGTATAGGCGATAAGAAGTATTCGGTTGACAAAAAACTGGCGTCAGGAGCGACAAGCATACACACAAGCTATACTGTTCCGACGTCATGGAATGAAGCACTTCCGAACGTGACGCGTGGGACACTAAAGACGGAAGTGCAAGCAATTTTCGGAACAACGGTATATCAGTCTATGCAGAAGTTCGTGACGGCATACGTTCCGGAATCCTGCGTCCCGGTTATCAATTCAATATCAATCGCAGACACAAAAGGGCGCGTCCCTTCCAGTTGGGGAATGTTCGTGCAGGAGAACAGCAACGTCGCACTGAAGGCGATCAGCGTCACGCCGTCGCACGGATCACAGATCACGTCCGTCGTGCTGAAGGTAAATAATAAATCATATTCAGGGACGCTTGACAAATTGCCACAGTCGCCCGCACTGGCAGAATACGGAATATTAGACATCACTGTGACAGTAAAGGATCAGCGTCTTCGGACGGCGGAGAAGACAGCGCGGATCACGGTGGTCGAATATGATCCGCCGACGCTGCAAGTGGATTCTATGCGCTGTGATGAATACGGGGAAACGGAAAATGAAGGTCAATACTTTCTTGCTTCCACACAGACAGGGTATTCCACATGTAACGGGAAGAATACGATCACACTTCAGATGTGGTACAAGCTATCGAGTGACGCAGCATATACAAAGGCAGCAAAGACACTGAACACAGGATCCGCAGAAACCGTCTGCGGCGGAGATCTGGACACGGAATTGTCCTACGATGTGAAGTATGTACTGAAAGACAAGTTCAACACGGTCACAGTGATCGACTATGTTTCGACGGGTGTATATACAATTCATTTTCTGCATGGAGGACGCGGGATCGCGTTCGGAAGCAAGGCGACAATGGAAAACACGGCAGACTTCGCGTTTGACGCGCTATTCCGGGGAAATGCGACGTTTACGAAGCCGAACGGGGAAAAGGTCACGTTCGCGCAGATTATCGAAAAATTAGGGCTGTAAGGAGGTGGAAACATGGCACTTGGAAGAGTAGTACAGAAGTTTGAAATTGAAATGTCGGGCAGTACAAAACAGTTCATGGTATCGGCGAAACAGGGAGATCGTGCGACGCGATACGTCGAAGTGACGCTTCTTTCCGACGGGGAACCGTACAGCATTCCAGAAGGTTCTTCTGTAACGGCGTACATCCGGAAACCGGACAGAAAAAGAGTGTATACAGCGTGTTCCTTCAGCGGCGCAGTCGTGACGCTGGAACTGACAAGTCAGACGCTGGCAGCAGCAGGAACGGCACGTTGCGAAATCGAAGTGAAGTCCGCAGATCTGTCGCAGGTTATCACGTCCGTCACATTTGAAATCGAGATCGAACCGATGGTAAAAGACGAAGACGCAGTTATTTCCGGCGATGAAATGTCTGTGCTGGACAGGACGCTGAAGCAGTACGCAGAAGCGGAAGCGAACCGCGTGTCAGCAGAAAGCGCAAGAGCGTCAGCAGAAAGCAAAAGGGCGCAGGCAGAGACAGCGCGGGCGAATGCAGAAACGGAGCGGGCGAACGCAGAAACCGCAAGGGCGGACGCGGAAACGGCACGAAAGAACGCGGAGACAGCGCGGGCGAATGCAGAAACCGCAAGAGTGCAGGCAGAAGGACAGCGGCAGCAGAACGCGCAGGAAGTTCTGGACAAGGCGAACAATGCCGTCGAAGTAGCCGGACAGATCAACGAAGCGTCGTACATTCTGGACGCTGACAGCGGCACAAAATACGCTTATGCGATATATGCACAGGGCGGGAAGCCGCACATGGCACTGACAAAGATCATTGAAGGATAAGGAGGAATTGAAACAATGGCAGACATGGACTTGATTTTCCCGTCATATGCACAGCATGAAAGAATGACGGCAGCACTGGAAGCGATAGCACTGAACGGCGGGGCGGCTTCACTGGACACACTGGACGCCGCCTGCAAGAGCCTGTTTGACGGGACAAACACAACACGGCTTTTCTGGGAATATTATCCCCGCGCTATGGCAGCAGGAGCAACAGACAGATATAACGCGCTGTGTCGCTTTGCAAAGGCAGCAGCGCAGGCATGGAACAACAAAACGTATACGCTGCGAAGCTATGACGCGGCTGTATCAGGAAACACGGAAATGACGCCGCTGGACGATCTGGCAAAGTTGCAAAAAGCGCAGTTATGCACAGAATCAACGGAAGCTGTGGAAGACTGGGCTGACGAAGATCCTATGACATGGTATATCCGGGCAAACGCACTGTCAAAAGAAGATGGAACCATGAACATCACTTTCTTTGAAGGCGAAGACGGATTCGACATCACGGGAGAAGCTGCGCCTGTTTACACGTTCGCGCTGGCATTGTGGATCAAAGAATGGAACGACGGCAGCTATAACTATATTTCATTCAGGACAACGAAAGGAAGCGGCTTCTATCCGGACGCGGGTGACGTGGATCCGACGAACAAAAAGCGTCCGATCACATGGCATTCCACTTTCCCCGGAGGATTAAACAGCGCGGGCGCGTTGACATCCGGCGCGGGGATCCGGGCGTATAACTTCGCTTCTGCAAGTGCGGGAATTACGAAAGCGCGGGCTATGACGATCTATGAAGGACTGTGGAACGATTGTGATACAAGATGGTTGATCCGCATGTGGCAGCTTAGACACTGGAATCTTGAAAACTCAAACATCGCGGAAGGCTGTACGAATTATAACTATCAGTATCAGGCTGCATATTACGAAGAAAATGTGAAGCGTGTCCTGCTGGCGTCGTCACAGGCTGTGAATTTGGTGGTCGGTTCCACGGTATCGGTCGGCGATATGGGATCCAACACAAACAAAGACAGGGGCAACGCTTATATGCGGAACATCGCGGATCTTGTGAAGATTTCGTCCATTGAAACAGTGACGGTCAATGATACGGAATATGCTGCGGTAAATCTGGAAATCGACAGCACGATCACAACGACAGCGACGACGTACATTTCGACTATGCCGTGGCATTCCGGAGCGACAGAAGCCCTTCCGGGACACAAAGACGGATGTGTGAACCACTTGACGAAGGGTAAGGGACCGTTGCGCGTGGCAGGCGTGGAAGTGCTGGAAGGAGCATACGCGATCGGGCTTGATCCGTTGTATCAGGTAACAGCAAACGACGCGGGCGGATTCGACTATGCGATCTATGAATGCAGAGACAGTCAGAACCTGTCTGGATCCGTGACGGCGAACTATATCGACACGGGGCTTGAATATGTGGGAATGCCGACGGGATGGAACTATGTAAAAGAGTTCATTAAAACGAAACTGGGCGTATTATTCCCGAAACTGATCGGCGGATCCTCAACGGCTTATTACAAGTCGGCTTTCTATGGCGCGTCGTCCGCTGGCGTCCGCTGCCCGTGGCGTTTC